TGTATAGTAGCGGTCTTCCTCAATGGTTGCTGAGAGTTCTGCACGCATTTGCGCGATGATTTGGTCTTTTTGAGTAATGAGTGATGTCATTTTTTATTTTTAATATCCGTAAAAATATCCGTTTATTTTTTATCGTATAACTTTATAAAATTTAGGAAAATATTATCTACCCTTTTTAATTAAAAAAGGACAATAAATGAATCTATCTCCTGAACTATATCTAAAATTTGCCAAAGATGTCGAACCTGAAATTTTTGAAAACAAGACACCTAAATTTCATTTAGAAATAATCCGTTTTATTGACGGTGAAGGTCAGTATAAGGCTATAGCAGTATTTCGCGGCGCCGGTAAGACCACTCTTCTAAATAAAATTTACGTGTTAAGCCGCTTATATTTTGCTGCCGAGCCTTTTATTATGATAGTCTCGGCCAATGAAGACAAAGCGACTGCATTTTTGGAAGCGATCAAAGGGAGTATCGACAAGGCAGCCGCTAAAGGCTACGCCATAGCTCGTGGCAAAGCTTGGAATAAAGGATTTATTGAGGTTATTATAAATCAAGGCATGAAAGATGAAGAAGGCAAAAGCATAGAGAAAAAATGCTACGTAGTATCTCTCTCGGCTGGGCAAGATCCTCGTGGTATGAATATCGACAACATGCGCCCAACGTTACTGATCATAGACGATCTGGAGAGTAAAGTCGGCAGATACCCTATCGACTCAAACGCTAACCGCCAAAAGCTTCGTAGCTGGTTTTATGCCGACCTACTTCCTACTCTGCACCCTACACGTGGTAAGGCCGTGATATTGGGTACTATACTACACGAAGATAGCATCCTAAACAACATCGTAAATAATACAGAAGAGATGGATGCCAAACAAGAGTGGATCTACATAAAAATTCCTATTATAAGAAACGGCGTAAGTTCATGGCCGTCTCGCTTCCCAATTGAGAAAATCAAAAAGATACAAAGCACCCTAGTCTCAAAAGGGCTGGCAAATGAATTTTATCAAGAGTATATGTGTGCCGCGATAGATCCGCAAAAGGCTATCTTTAAGCGTGAGTATTTTAGATATTTTAAGGGTGTTGAGTATAGGACGGATGAACCATTTACGACGATAACGGTAACTGATGGAGTAAATAAGCAAGAGCTAAAAATCAGACGAGCAAATAAAATAGAGCTAGAAAATGGTGAGAAAATTTGGCTAAAAGAGTGCCAAATTTATACCGTGTCCGATATATCAAGTGGAAAAGGCAGAGACCAGACCGCCTACGTCACATTTGCGATCGATAGGCAAAATAGGCTTTTTATAATCGACATTACGAGCGGATATTTTACTCCGTTTGAGCGAAGCCTAAAAATAATCGAAATTTATCTCACATTTTACCCAATACGTATCGGCATAGAAAAGGCCGGCATGCAAAATGACTTTTTTTACACGATCGATACTATTCAAAAGCTAACTGGTGTAAATTTGCCAATAGATCCGCTTAGCCATGGTGGCAACTCCAAAAACAAACGCATTTCAAATCTTGAGCCTTACTACCGCACAAGACAAATTTATCATAATGCAAGTTTAAACGCTACAGACGAGCTTGAGGCGCAGCTGCTAGGGTTTGATCCGGAGACGGAAAGCAAGAGTGATGATATCATGGATGCAGAAGCTTATATTTTACAGTACGTTGCAGGGCGATTTTTTGACGAGAGCTACGATGAAATTTATGAGGAATACGAAGAAGAAGAGAGCTGGGTGTGAAAGTATCAAACATATATTTTTCAAACAAAAGATAGTAGATTGTCATATGTTATTGATGCTACATATATGGCGAGCTAGTCATAGCGCATATAGACTAATCCTTAAATAATTTTATACGTTTTTTAGGAAACTCATAAATTAGACTACCCGTAAAAAAACGGAGTAGTCTATGAATGAGGATTTAAATTTAATTGAGCGAGCATTTAGTGATCTTGAGCAACATAAAAAGAGATTCCTAGAATGTGAGCGGGCATTTCGTGCAGAGTATGAGGGTGAAGATAACCGCACTTCAAAACGAAAAAACTCTGAGAGAAGCCGCTCAAAACTATACATTCCCCTAATAAAAACTACCATTTTTATCATTCATGCAATTTTTAAAACAAGCTTCATGAGTGATCGTTGTCCAATAGAGATCACTCGTGTTGGGCGTAGAAGCGACAATGATCTAATCTTGCAAAATGCACTTACTGCTGTATTAAAAAACAGGTGGAAGAAAAAAGAACACCGCGTTGGTTTAAGTAAAGCTGTGATGAGTGCGTTATATCTACCTCTTGGCATAGTAAATTTGTTCTACGATAAAGAGCAAGGCGATATCGCCACACGTTTTATTCCAATCACCGATCTAGCATTTGATAAGCATGCAAGTGATATCAACGACATAGAATATGTCTGCTATAAATGGCGTCAATCAGTTCGCCAAGTAGAAGAAAAAATCAAAACTAAATTTTATAAAAGCAAATATAAAGATCGCATTTTAGGCTCAAAATCAGAGTGGAGCCAGAGGGTGCAAATGAAAGATATCTATAAAAAGATATATGTAAATGGCCGTCAAATGTGGGAGTTAAAGAGCTTTGCTAATGATTTTTTGGTAAGAGAGACGAAATTTTCGACTCTGCCATTTCACTTCGGCTACTGTATAGACTCGATGCCTAGCGTCGAGGAGAGCATGCGCGAAAAGGAAAACGCCGTATACGGTTCGTGCGTGCCGGAAATCGTCAAAGAAATCCAAGAAGAATACAACATCAAGCGCAATCAAAAAATCGACATCACCGAGAATCAAATAGATCCGTCGTTTGTAGTGGATAAAACTAGGGGCGCGGTGGCGGTAAGCGACGTGATGGCGAGGAAAAAGGTCATCAGGGTGGAAACGGACATGGGCACTAGAGTAAGCGACGTGATAATGCCATTTCCGGTGCCGCCAACATATCAATTAAGCGAAGAGATCGCTATGTTAAGCAAAGAGTATGAGATAGCCACTGGCGTAAATAGCGTAATGACTGGGCAAACTGGGCCAAGCGACCGACGTGCAATGGGTGCGTTACAAACTGTAAATGCAGCTAGCTCAATGAGAATAGAAAGCATGATGCAAACACTACTTGAAACAATGCTATCAAGCTATGCTCAGCACTTTGTGGAACTACTTTACCGCTTTGTAAGTGATGATGAATTTATAAAGATAACTGAAAATGAAAACATTATAGAAGCGATCGGCACTGTAGCAGAAAGAAAAGCCAATCGATTAGATTTTGATGTTTCTGTAAATTTTGGCACCACGATAGCAAATGAAGTAAAAATAAGTCAGTTAAATGGCTTGCTAGGGGTACTTGCACAAAATCAAATAAGTTCACCACAAATAACAGGCGAAATCGTAAAAGAAGTACTAACTTTAATTCTTGGTGAAAATGCGCCAATAGAACAAGTTGATCAGGCTATGGCACAGATGATAGCAGCACAAGAAGCGGCACAAGCGCAGGCTGTGACTCAAGATGAAGAAGCACAAATAAAAAATGAACCTAGTGAAGAAGATATGGAGATGACAGCTTTAGTAAACGGCGGAATTTGAAAGGATATGACTTAAAAATTTTTACGTTTTTTAGGATGCAGACAAATAAAATAATAAAAATTTTAAAGGAGAAGAAATGGCATATAAGGACAAATACGAGGTTCTTGGTGTTATCGTCGCTTTGGCTACAAACGGACTTAGTGTCTATAAAAAAGGCGAAGAGGAAGGGCAGATTAGCGGCGGAAGTATTGGCGATGTCGTGGTTAGGGCTAAAGATGAGTCTGGCTTTGCCTCCGTGATTATCATCAGCGAGCAAGAGTGGGATGAGATGCCACAAAACGAGGCGGCCGAGGCCGAGATGAAAGATGTCGCATCTGACACAAAAAATCTCGCACCAGAGCTAGCTAAAGCCAAAAACGAAATTGAACGCTTAAAGACTGAAATTTTAGAGGCAAAAGGTGAGGTAGAACGTTTCAAAGAAGAGTGTACAAACTTACAAGATCGTGTAAGTGCTTCGGCTGGTGAAAATTTGGCTTTATCACAAAAAAATCAAAAGCTTGAAGCTGAGAATAAAAAGCTAAAAGAAGCGACCAAGAAGGAGGATAAGAATAAGACTGATAGCGCTCCTAAGACAAATGAGTCGCAAGGTTTAAATTTGGGAGGTAACGAATAATGCCAGATATCTATGATCAGGATTTAGAGGGGTTAGCGGCCGCAGAGGAGACACAGACGCAAGAAGCCCAAACTGCTTTAAAAAACGCAGATAAACCACAGGTGCAGGCAGAGACTAAAGCACCAGCTGCTCCGCAGCCTGATGACTCAGTAAAACTCAACAAAGAAGAGTATGCGGATTTTCAAAGAATGCGCCAAGCCGCGCAACTTTCGCAGGTGGAGACAGATTTTAGGAAGAGTTATCCGGACTTTGATATGCAAAAAGTTATGGACAAAATTTTAGAGATGGATGAGAAAAACCCTGGCATTGGCGATGCGCTGCTGACCCCAGTAGGGATTGAAAACGTTTATCTAAAATTTTTCCATGGCAAGGCACAAGCGCAAGTTGATGATGAATTTGACATAGCAAGAGGGACTGGTGGTGGTGTGAGCGTAAAAGAGCTCATCGGTAAGATTAATAAAGGTGAGGCTAACGATAGCGAGAAGCAGGCCTTATATGCAAGATTATTTTAAGGAGTAAAGGAAAATGGCTATAAAAACTGGATTAGTAACTGCTGAAGAGGCTTTTGGCAGTAAGGGTGTAGTGCTTGAAAATACTATAAAGCAAATAGGATGGCAATCTACGCCTTTTTATAGTGCAATAAGCACAGCCGCACCTGCAGATAGAAGCACGAGCGTGGCGGTAGGGCATAAATGGTTTTATGATGAGTTACCTGATGGTGACGCAGCTAATGCGCACGCAGAAGGTGGAGCTAAAGCAACAGCCAAGTATTTTGTTGGTAATACTCTAAGTAATCATTTTCAAATAGTTAAAAATACATACGGAGTTTCTGGATCACAAGAGCCGGCCAAAGATGTAGCAGGTAGAGGCATCCTGGCTAATCAAGGCGAAATGGCTTCCGTGGAACATAAAAAGTCCATAGAGAAAATTTTGCTTTCTTCTCAGACGGCTGTACAAAGAGTAAATAGTGGTGGTTCTCCTGTAGTCGGAAAATGTGGCGGATTAAAAAGTTTTTCTACTGCAAATAATACAATCGATGCAAACAATACAGACTTAACTATGCAAATGATTAGAGATCTACTAAAAATCGGCTGGAGCAAAGGTAGGCCTTATCAATTCTTAATGGTAAATGACAAGCAAAATGATAGGCTGCTAGATATTCTTGACAAGATAAAGCAAGCCAATATCACACAAAAATACCTAGAAGAGGATCTGCTTGCCATTAGAACAAGCTACGGTGATGTAAAGGTTATGTTAAATCCATTCTTAGATCAAAATGAGATCATTGCCTTTAGAGCTGATGACATCTTTAAAGTGAATTGGCGTCCAATGATGACTAGAGAGCTCCCAACTAGCAACGATGCCGTAGAAAAAGAGATTATTAGTGAATTTACACTTCGTGTATGTACTCCTGTAGCATTTGGATGGCTTAAAAAGCTAAAGGTGTAAAAAATGAATTATGAGGCGTTTTTGCATCTGTTGAAGGTATCTACTAGGGGAGATATAAAACTCCCTGATTTTGAAGAATTAAAATCATTAGTGGAAGAGACAGCAGCAGATATATCACGTGCGGTAACGCCTCTTGAAATGATCGAGATAGATCATAGAAATTTTGATATCGAATACCATATAGGCAAAAGACGTTTTGTGAGGAAATTTAATACACCAAAAAATGAAAATGATGTGGTTGATTTTCTTGACGAATCACTTTTAAAGGCGCTTATTTATGGAGTGGCCAAAAAAAGAGCACATGCTGAGTTTTATGCAAAATATCATAAATTTTATCTACAAAATTTATGTGAATATGAGCTAAATAATTTTGATGAAAATTCATATGATTTAACAGAAGCACTTAGAATAAAGGGCTGGCTAAAGCCTTATAAAATAGATTATGCCTTAGATCCTTACTATTCATGGGATGAGAATTTTATAAAAAGACTTGATTACTACATGGCAAATATAGTCTATGGAGTAAATGACAATTTGCAGCATCCAGGAAAAATTTTAAATAGCGATGAGCTTGGATATAGGAAATTTATATATCAATTTATCGCCTATCAAAACGGCGAGCATGCCGGTAGAGAGGATTTAAGAGTGCTTGATAGGCTAATGAGCAAGAAAATTTTAGGGGAGTGAAAAATGGCGGATAAAGAATTTACGCAAATTTGTAAGGAAATTTTAGGGATCGGTAAAAGGCTTGAAATAATAGAGCCTGAAGAGCTAAGAAAGATAAAGGCTGATATAGAAAAAATAAGCGAATTAGTCGCTGCAAATAAAACACTATTTGATACTGATAAAAAAGATTTTGATGGCAAGTATAATAAAATCGTCGATATAATAAAAACATTCGATACTTTAAAAGCTCAAATAGAAGAGGTTTTAAAAAGCGGCACAATAAACGATAGTGCAGAGGCTTTGATTTCTACATTTTCATCAAAAAAAATCATGGATCTTTTAAATGAAGTAAAAAGAGTAATAGATGAAAAATTTAGCACTATATATAAAAATGGCATAACCCCTTGGAACTCTACATTAGAGTATCCCGCTGATGCCATTAGTGTTTTTGATGGCAAGTTATATCAAGCCAAAAGCGAAAATATAAATAAAAATCCTAGTGAAAATAAAGAAATATGGCATGTTATAGCCAGTGAAGAGTGGTGCGAGAAGACTTTTTTAAATAAAAATGAAAAAATAGATAGCTATTCTAAGACCGAAAGTGACGATAAATTTGCACTAAAAATGGAGCTAACGGATGGCTTGCCAATAGGTGCATATCTAAGCTACCCAAGCCAAAAGACTATCCCTGCTGGCTTTATGATAGCAGATGGTAGAAGTCTCAAAAAGGCAGAATACACCGAGTTATTTGACATAATAGGCCACACATACGGCGGAAGTGGCGATAACTTTAGTTTGCCAAACTTTAGCGATGGTAAGTTTATGCGTTCTATTGGCGGCAATGCAGCCGCTTTAGGTGTAATACAACAAGATGCATTTCAAGGACACTATCATAGGTGGAGTGATAATCCATCAACATTGGGGTGGACGTATAACTTTCAGGGGAACACATCAAATAGACCGGGAAATAGAGATACTAACCAATCACCTATTACACAACCTATGTCTGATGGTGTAAATGGTGAGCCAAGAACTGCAAATGAGACAAGACCTTATAATATGTCAGTAGTTGTCATCATAAAAGTTAAAAACGTAAATACTCCAACAGCTGGGCAAATAGACAAAACAATACTCGCAACCGAAACAAAAGCAGGTATCACGAAGCTCAAAAACTCAATAACCGCAAAACAAGAAGATGCAGCTGTCACTGAAAAAGCTGTGAGCGATTTATTTTCACAGATAGATTTTAGGTGCGTGGCTAGGGTTATATTTAATGGGCAAGGTAGTGTTAGCATAATAGATAGTAAAAATATATCTAGTATTGTCAAAAACGGTGCAGGCGACTATACAATTAAATTCCTAAAACCAATGGAGGATACAAACTACTATATCTTCACGTCATTGGAGCCACTTAATACTGCTGGACCAAACCACGTAGCTCATCCGCAATACCAGGGGATAAAAAGAGATAGTCTGAGAATAATCACTGGTGCGGCATCATTTTTAGATGAAGCTAGAGTTCAAGTAATGATTTTTATCAAATCAAAATAAAAAGGGCAAAAGATGAAAAAGATAATCTATGAAGAGAATGGAATAACCAAAATAATCACCCCAACAAAAGAGGCTTTAGATATTTTTAGTATAGAGCAGATAGCAAAAAATGACTTACCAAAAGATACAGAGTATAAGATACTTGATGAATATGAAGCAAATAAGCTTCTAGCTCCAAAGATAGATGAAAAAGCTAAACAGCTAGCCGAGATTGAAGCTGAAATCACCGAGTGCGAAAACCACATTAAACACGCTCTCATAATCGGCAACAATGCCGTGCTTGAAAACCTAAGGGCTGAGTTAAAAGAGCTAATAGTGCAAAGAGAGGAGCTAAGAAAATGAGAATAAGAATAAAAAGATGTGAAGTGTGCGCATCAAAGCTCGATAAAGATAATAATTGCACTTGGAGCGAGTGTCCTAAGTGCCCTAAGTATAAGACAGAGGTAAAAGATGAGACTAAACCAAAAGCAAAAACTACAAATTCTTAAAAATGTAGCTATCGAGCTGCCAATCGAGATACTGCATTTTATCGTCGTGCCGTTTGCTCTACTAGCTTGTGATGAAAAAAGCGAGAATTTGCCTAAATGGGCGGCGTGGTTTGACGATCCCGACTACGGCATCAACGGCGACGACGGCTGGAGAAACGAGCATTTTCCAAACGGCAAAAATCGCACGTACCTAGCGAGGCTTTGCTGGCTATATCGCAACAGGATAGGAAACTTTAGTGCGAAGTATCTGGGCGTCAGGGTTGAAGATATAGATGCAAGCAGTGTTAAAAGTGTAGGCGATACTCTAGCTACAGAAAACAAAGGAGTAAAAAGCACTCAGTGCCTAGTGACTTGCAGGCTTAAAGATGGACGTGAGCGATTTGGTTATTACAAAGAAATAAGATATGGCAAATCTAAGTTTTATTGCAGGATATATCTCGGGTGGAAGCTTCAAGATATATGTGGGATGAATGAAGAGAACAAAAACACATATCTTGAAGCAGATGATAAGAAGGTGCTTAAAAGTGTTTGGTGTGTAAATCCGTTTAAAATGGTTAAATAGCGAAGCCATCCATAAAGAATTTGGTGGCCATAGTTACCGTCTATTGACGGCTGTATTTTTTATAAAATTTTTCAAACAAAGGAGACTCAATGCAAAAGTATATAGGAATGAAAGAGATTAAAGCGATGCCAATGAGTCGTGGAGAATACAACAAGCTACGTGGTTGGGAAGTACCTACGGATGAAAATCCAAATGATGAGGGCTATCTTATAGAGTATGCTGATAGCAAGAAAAATCATCCAAATTTTGACGGATACATATCGTGGTCGCCTAAAAACGTTTTTGAAGCTGCCTATCAAAACATCTCTGATGGGGTTGACTTTGGCTCTGCGATACATTTTTTAAAACAGGGTAAAAAGGTAGCTCGCAAAGGTTGGAATGGTAAAGGGATGTTTTTATTTTTGGTCAAAGGATCTAAATTTATCGCAAATCGTGAACCACTTTTATCTATCTTTGGTGAGGGGGAGGAGATTGATTACTGCCCTCACATCGATATGAAGACGGCTGACGATAAGGTTGTGCCGTGGCTTGCTAGTCAAACAGACGTTCTTGCTACTGACTGGGTGCTAGTAGAATGAATTTCTTAATTGCAAATAAGCTTTGGCTAATCGTAATTGGCGGGTTAATAGGTGTAATGCTAGGACTTGGAGCTGAAATTTACAGTCTAAAAAATGGTATTAAAGACGCTAAGACTGAACTAAAAGAAGCACAAAACGAGCTGGCACTAAAAGAGGCAATTAGTGCAGTTGTTAAAGCAAATCTCGAGGCGTGTAACGCAAAGATCGAGTTGCAGAATGTTAAATTTAAAGAGCTTGAAATAAAAAAACCTGATGTAAAAAAGACACAAGAAAAAGCTAGGAGCAAATTTGATGGTATCAAGCCACTGGTTACGCAAAGCTGCGAAGAGAAGTTGGAGCGTTGCGAAAGGATATTTGATGAGCTGGCACGTTAAGATCACGCTTTTTCTTGTCTCTATATTTTTATTTTCAGGCTGTGCGAGTAAAGAGCCACAAATCATTAAACAAACGGAATATCAAGATGTATATATCACAGTATCTTGCATTGACAAAATGCCACAAAAGCCAGAGCGAGATAGAAGCGATCCAGACAATCAAAAAAAGATAGCAGAGTATTTTAAAGCCTGCGAAGATCTTCTAAGGCAATGTGTGCATACAAATGTGCCGCAATCTAGTGCATCGGTAGCAAAAATGGGGAGAAAAAAATGAGTGAGATTAAGCTACTACCAAAACCAAAAAGCAAAATTAGACGCTGTTTGGTGCTGTTACTTGGTGGTTTGTTTATGGTAGTGTTTAGTGTCGCCCTGTACCGCCTTTATGGCAATATTTTTTACAATGAAGAGATGAAGCTCACAGCGTTGGCCATCACTCAGGGTGTAGTAAATGTTCTATTGAGCCCGGCAAAGATAATTAGTATCTTTAGAGCATAGCCGTGGAATTACACTATTTGTTTTATGTATTAATCATAGGTTGCGCAGGCTCTATCACCGCTTTTATAAAAAATGGTGGTGGAGGCATAAAAATTTTACTCAAACGAACGTGGGATGGCTGTTTTAGTGCATATATTGTTTATGAGATAGCTTTCTTTTTTGCCAAGGACGAACACGTGAGTTTTGCGATTTGTGGTGTGGGTGCTTGGATGGGAAGTGAGGCGCTGATATTCGTTAGAGACTTTGTATCAAGCAAGGCTGGAAGGAGATACGATGGTTATGACGACTACGGCGGAAATTTTAAACACGAGGAGTTTGGCGATGACAAGTAGTGAGATCTTGCATGCCTTGCAAGCACAGCGCACTAGATGCACCGTATGGAGTAGAGTTATGGGTTATCACCGTCCAGTAGAGGGCTTTAATATCGGTAAAAAAGGCGAGCATAAAGAGCGAGTATTTTTTGATGAAAATTTTAGCACGTCAAAGCAATGTGTTAAAAAATCTTAAAAAGATTAACACAAGGAGTGAATATGGCAGATTTTAACAATGCTTTTCAAATTTTAATGAGTCTAGAGTTTAGTCGCCCTGAAAAAGCTTTACATAAAAATCCTACCGAGCGTGAGTGGACATTTATGGGGATATATCAAAAATATCATTCAAGCTGGAAAGGTTGGAATGAGATACTTGCTGCGTTAGCTTATGGTGGTGATACCGAAAAAATATCAAGGATGTTGTTTGATAACAAGGATCTTCGTGATGAAGTTTGGAAATTTTACAAGCAAAAGTATTGGGATAGGATGAGGCTTGGTGAAATTAATAGTCAGTTAAAGGCCAATGAAATGTTTATCTTTGGTGTAAATGCCGACACAAAACCTGCCATAAGAGCTGCACAACGAATAGCTGGTGTAGTAGATGATGGCATAATGGGCGAGATAAGCTTGGCTGCTATAAATAAAGTAGATGAAGAGAAATTTGACAAAGAGTTTGATAGAGCGGAGCTTGAACACTATAACATGCTAATTAAACAAAATCCAAATTTAAGAGTCTATGCTAATGGCTGGAGAAGAAGGGCGGAGGCAGTATGACTATTGAAGAATTAGATGAAAAAATAAAAAAACAACAGACACAAATAGACGAGCTAAAAAATGAGGTTTTGTCTTACGAGAGCTCATTTGGTGATATAAATAATGCCATAAATACGCTATCTAGCAGGATAAGTGATATAGAAAATAATGGTATTAAGATGGCTGTTGGTGGTTTACAAGAAGAGGTAAATTTGCAGAAGTTAAAAATAAACAAATTAGACAGAGCAAGAAAGGGGTTAGTGTGAGTGCGATCAATTATAAAGATAATTTTGTAGAAAATTTTGAAGCCATTTTAGGCAGTAGTACCGGTGAGCGTTCTATATTTCAAAAAACTTTAGCGCATATAAAAACGGAGTTTGATAATTTTCAAATAACCGATGAAGCTAGGGCTAAATTTATAACATCACTTATGGCTGAGATGACGATTGCCTTTACGACAAAAGCAATGGACGCAGCCGGAGATGTTGCAACCAAGGCTTTAACGCTAGAAAAAGAGCTTGAAGCTTTGGAGCTCAAAAACCAAGGGCTCAGAGATAGACTGGAGCTTGATAAACAAAATTTGCAAATGCAAATAGAACTAACAAAAGCTCAGACTGAAAAAACAAAGGCCGAAACTAAGTTGGCCCAGGAGCAACAAGTGGCCATAAAAGAGCAGATAAACGATAATAGAATAATAAAGGCTGGTATGATGACTGGCGACTTTATGCAAAATGTTTCTAATGGACAGCTTAGCGTGCCTTCGGATATGTTTGAATACCTCTTTAATATAATCGATGAGATTATCAAAAGAGCTGGTATAAATATTAAAAAGGTAAAAAATTTTAATTTACCTAAAATAAAATGAGCAACGCAACCCCAAAGGGGGCATTTCTAAGCGAAGCAAAGCGAAGCTGGTAAAATGAGCCAGTTTATAGCCTTTGATGACGAACTAAACATAACAAATAAAGAGCCAGATGATCTCTTTAGCTATCTAGCTGGCGGAGAACTTTATGCTAATACCTTTGCTGCCGGTGCTGCTTATGCAATCGGCAGGACTTCTAATATAAATTACACTTCTATCTTTTTACCTTTTTTT